CCTCCAGGAAGACCTGCAAAAACCATTAGCTGTTCTACTTATGAAGATGCTGTAAAAAAAGAAGCTGAACTTAAGAAGATGGTGATGGATGGTGTTGCACTACCAAAAGGTAAAGCTGATAAAGCTATTAGTTTTAAAAATGCTTTTTGGAATTGCTACAATGACACCACACAAGAGAAGCCTTGGAAAGATACAGACCATGGTAAGAAACAAATTTATTATTTCTTATCTATGTCTAAATTCTGGGGTGAGAATAAACTGTTGAGGGATATTAAGAAAGCTGATTGGGAAGAGTACAAAGAACAATTCCCAGAAACAGCAACCAACAACAGAAGGGCTTGTTGTTTAAACAAAGTGTTTAGACATGCGCTTGAGCAAGGTACTATAACTGCAGACAACTTGTTAAAGATACCTAGAAAAAAAGAGAAGCTTACAAGATTTGTAACTTACTCTTATGAGCAAGAACAAGCCATCTATAAACAATGCCAGGTGATGGGCTTTAATGATTTAGAAGACTTTGTTAAAGTTCTAATCGAGACTGGCTGTCGTTCAGATGAGTTAATTAATCTGGCACCCAAAGACTTAATGAAAAGTAAAGAGGGTTGGATAGCTAGAGTTTATAGAAGAAAAACTGATACTGAAAGTACCATTGGATTATCTACTTCATGTAAAGAAATCCTAATGAGAAGAAGTAATCAGCAAAGGTTCTTTATGACCAGTTACAGGCAAATGAAATACAAATGGGAAACCATTAGACAAATGCTTGGACAATCTGGTAATAAAGATTGGGTCTTCCACACATGTAGGCATACCTGTGCTAGTAGATTAGCAGAAGCAGGTAATACCTTTATGGAAGTTTGTGATTGGATGGGGTGGTCTCCTAATTCTCCAGTTGCAAAAAGATACATTCACTTCTTTCCAAAAGTTAAGATTAAGATGGCGAAGAAGTTGGATGACTTAAGAAGAGACAGAGTTGATTTAAAAGTCATCAATGGCTCAATGGAGACAAACTAGTAATAACTATGATTTACACACTTAATATTACGCAATTTGTAAGTAGACTAAAAAAGTGGATGTGCACTTTGTGTAATATATGTGTAAGATGTGCTAGAGTAGTTGTTGTGAGCAGTAAATTATTCAAACAGAGCTTGGCAAATAATTTGTCAGTAGACTTAAAATCTCTAACTGAATAACACGCTTCTCCGATAACTACTCAAGCGTTCTAAAATCACTGTTGTTACTAGTATAATTAACTATTGCATAGTTTAAATGTGAATACTACGCTTGCGTGGTAGATTTTAAATTAATGCACATCAATGTGAGAACATTGGTGAACACAACAGGTAACACTATGGATATAGACGCTAAAATACTTGAGAAATTTAACATCCTTAAAAAACAATCGGATGTGCCTTCAACTCAACACCAAAAAATAGAGGCAGAAAAAGAACTAGAAAAAGCCATGGTTAAAAATGGTATTAAAAGGTTCCATAAAAACATCAATAAATCCAGAGCAAAGGTCTCTGAAAAAACAGGCAAACCTAGAGAGAGCAGTGAGAGCACCACTGTCTATGGCCAGGAAATGGTTCAAATTGGATTAGAACCTATGAATATGGCTTTAGAGAAATACTTCACTGAAGCTTTTGATGGTCATGCCAAACGCTATGCAACTGAAGCTACATTGTTAGCTAAATGTATTCCTATTGAGGAAGTAGATAATGATGTATGCGATAGATGGTCTAGCATCAGCTTCATGACACTGAAGGCTGTATTAGACAGTATCACAGTATCATCAACTCAAACAAAATCTGTGCTTAAAATAGCTAGTGCAGTTGAGGATGAAGCAAGGCTTTTATACTTTAGGGAAAGCGATAAGCGAACCTATAGTCAGACTAAAGAATGGCTCAAATCTAAAAACAATTACAGGCATAAAAGGAAGGTATTCCAATATGCTATGAATAAACACCAACTTGAGTATGCAGGTTGGTCTAAAGAAGATAAGGTAAAACTCGGTAAACTACTTCTTGAATTATTAGCCAGTACCACTGGGTTTATTAAGCTCACCAAAACATACGCCCAAAAACAAAAATCTATTGTTTATGTCCAGGCCACCGAGAAAACCATGGAATGGATAGAACAAAAGAAAATACACTCCGAAATACTTAAACCTTTTAGAGAACCCATGGTGGTGGTTCCTAAACTCTGGGAAAACAACCCATATTCTGGAGGCTATTTTATCAAGGATTTAAGGCCTGCTGAATTAAGTGCCACTATCGGCAACACTAAGCCAGAAATACAACAATCAACAAGTAAGGAAACACATGCACTATAACATGGTCAAAAGAGCATCGAGAGCTTATCTCGAAGAAATCTCAAACAGAGCACACGAAATGCCAGAGGTTTACAATTGTATCAATGCACTTCAGCGAACACCTTTTAGAATTAATGTTCCTGTCTTCCAAGTAATGAAGACAGTATATAAAAAGGGTTTACCAATTGCAGGACTTCCAAGTGGTAAGTTACCATTACCACCAAAGCCATTTGATATAGCTACCAATCAAGAAGCAAGAAGGGAATACTCTAGGAAAGCTTCACCGATATATAGTTATAATTCTACAATTGATAGTAAAGCAATTCTAACTGAAAAAATATTTGAAGTTGCAGATACCTATGAACAGTTTGGGGAATTTTATTTTCCATTACAATATGATTTTCGTGGAAGAATATATTGTGTACCAGAAGGACTTAACTATCAGCAAAATGATTTAGCTAAAGGTTTACTAGTTTTTAGAAATGGTAAGAAGATAGGAACCCAATTAGCTGTGGATAGGTTGGCTGTTCATGGTGCCAATATGTATGGTCATGACAAAGACATTTTACAAAATAGAATTAAGTGGGTTAATGATAATGAAAAATATATTATTCAATCAGCAGAAGACCCACATGGTAACTATGAGTTTTGGGCAGAAGCTTCTGAACCTGCACAATTTCTAGCTTTCTGTTTTGAATGGAATGACTTTGTTAAATCTGGAAAGAGTTTAGATTTTGTAACTAATTTAATTTGTTACTCTGATTGTACTAATTCTGGATTACAAATATTTTCAGCATTACTTAAAGATGAAACTGGTGGTAATGCAGTTAATCTAGTTCCATCAAATAAAGTTCAAGATGTTTATGGTGAAGTAGCTAATGCAACTTTAGACTTATTAGATGCTGAACCAGATAGTCAGATGAAAAAAATCTGGATGGACTATGGGATAAACAGGAAAACTACCAAGAAGGTAACTATGTGTATTGTATATGGACTAACACAGTTTTCTTGTAGGAAATATATCCAACAGCATTTAGAAGAAATGCAAGAGGATGGTATTAAAGATATTAGAAATCCTATACCTGGTGTTCCTAATATCTTTAAAGGCACAGCTTATCTTTCAAGATTTGTTTGGAAGGCTTTAGATGATGTAATTATTTCTGCTAAAGAAGCTATGAAGTGGTTACAAGATACTTCTAAACTTGTAGCAGAAAATGGTATGTCTGTCGTATGGACAACACCTACTGGTTTTAAAGTTCAATTAGTATGCCCAGTATTGGAGACTAAAAGAATTAACACCTATATGGGTGAAAAAATTTATAGACCTAAAAGTCGTAAATACACACCAGACATAAGGAAAACTACAATAGCTATTGAAACAGACAAGATAGATAAGCGTAAAGTGGCTAATTCAATATCACCTTGCTTTGTCCATGCTCTTGATGGAGCAGTGCTCCAGAAGGCTGTATGTAGAGCTAATGGCTATGGAATAAATAATTTTGCCTGTGTCCATGATAGCTTTGGAGTTCTAGCTACAGATGTTCAACTGATGAACCAATCATTGAGAGAAGCATTTGTAGAAATATTTGATGGGAAAAATTTACTTGAAGAATTTAAAGAAGAAATTCTCCCACAGGTAGCTCCAGAAAAACAGAGCAAAGTAAAACCTGTACCTGCGCAGGGTTCATTAGAACTAAAGCAAGTGTTAGGGAGTTTTTATTTTTGTTCTTAAGTTGTGTTCTAATAAGAACGCTTGCGTTACAATTAGACACTATAGATGAATAGAAACTTCATCACTACTGGGTGGCCAGAAAATAATTATATGTTGTGTGCGATTATTAACAGGCCATCCAGTTTTATTATTAACAACTCAAATACCTAGGAGGGTATTATTATGCAAAAAGCAAAAACCTTTACTTCTCCTTTTGGAAAAGCAATTTATCCACACTTAACAAAATGTGATGTTAGATTTAAGCCAGAGGGTGAGTACAAAGTAAACTTGGAACTTGGTGAAGCTCCTGCGAATACACTTGTAAAAATTTTAAAAGAGTATCAAGCTAAAGCTATATCAGAGGCCAAAGATAAAACAGGTAAGAAGGAAATTAAACAAGCTCCTCTACCTTACACAAAAGAAGAAGATAAATATGTCTTCAAGTTTAAAATGAAAGCCAGTGGTACCAATGGTAAAACAGGTGAAACATTTAAACAGAGACCTGCATTATTTGACAGTGAATTAAAACCAATTAATCCAGAAGATACAAGTATCTGGGGTGGTTCAATCCTTCGTGTAAGCTTTCAACCATTCGCATGGTTTACTCCTGCGCTTGGTGCAGGTGTTTCATTAAGACTTAAATCAGTTCAAGTAAAAGAATTGATTGAAGGTGGTGGACAAACTGCAGAAGCAAGTGGCTTTGATAAAGTCGAGGGTTATTCAAACAATCAAATAGGGTCGGAAGATGCAGTACAAGAAGAAGTTTCCCAAGCAACCGACTTCTAAATTCAAATCTAAACTTGAGGAAGATTTTAATAATTTTCTTGAACAGAATAATATCAAGTTCGGTTATGAAGATTATAAAGTAAACTTCCTCAAGCCAGAGAAAGCTTCTAAATATACTCCAGATTTTAACTGTCCTGCGACAGATAAATTTAGAATTATATTTGAAACCAAAGGTCAGTTCCTAACTTCAGATAGGAAGAAGCATTTATTAATTAAACAACAACATCCAGATTTAGATATTAGATTTGTGTTTTCTAATTCAAAAACAAAAATTGGAAAAAAATCTAAAACAACTTATGGCAAATGGTGTGAGCTAAAAGGCTTCAAATACCATTGTATTTATTCAACAAAGAAATTTTTACCAGAAGAATGGGTCAAAGAATTACATCAACAACAAGCAGGATTTTAATATGAGTAGAAAAACAACAGATTATTTTATTATACATTGTTCAGCAACAAAGCCTTCAATGGATATTGGTTTTAATGAAATCAATAGATGGCATAAAGAGCGTGGTTGGTTGCAATGTGGCTATCATTTTATCATTAGAAGAAATGGTGTCATAGAAGATGGCAGAACAACTGATGCTGTTGGTGCACATTGTAGAGGTAAGAACCATAATTCAATTGGTATCTGTATGGTTGGTGGTGTAGCTGAAGATGATATTTCAATTGCTGATGCAAATTACACTGGTGAACAGTGGACTAGTTTAAAGAATTTAATTGAAGAATTACATAAGACTTATCCAAATGCAGAAGTAAAAGGACATAACGATTTTTCAGATAAACATTGTCCATCATTCGATGTGAATGAATATGCGAAGACAGAGTTCTTATGGGTAGAAGGCGACTTATTACCTGGTGATGAAGGCTATGAAGAGCCAGGAGAATAATTCAGAATTTGTAAGACACGAACCTTGCCCACAATGTCAATCCAGAAATAACCTTGCCAGGTATTCAGATGGACATGGTTGGTGTTTTGGTTGTGGCTACAGAGAACCAGGAAATGGAGAAGTCAATAGTTTTACAGACACAAAACAAAATTCAGATATGATTACAGGTCAAGTGCAGGCGTTATCAAAACGACAAATAGATTTTGATACTTGCAAATTTTTTAATTATCAAACTGGTGAATACAATGGTCAGCCAGTTCAGATAGCTCCATATTATAATTCTAATTATCAGGTCGTTGCTCAACACATTCGATTTCCAAACAAAGATTTTATTTGGTTAGGTGATATGGATGAAGTTGGTTTGTTCGGTCAGCACAAATGGAAGGGCAACCAAAAAATGATAACGATAACTGAAGGTGAAATAGATGCTATGTCTGTTTCAAAAGTACAAGGTAATAAGTGGCCAGTAGTTTCAGTTCCATCTGGAGCAAAGTCTGCAAAGAAATATATTAAAAAAAATTTAGAATATTTAGAAAGTTTTGAGAATGTAGTTTTTATGTTCGATAATGATGAAGCAGGCAATCAAGCTTCAATCGAATGTGCTCAATTGTTTACTCCAAAAAAAGCTCTTATCTCCAAGTTACCTATGAAGGATGCCAACGAAATGTTGGTGTCCAACAGAGGGAAAGATATTATTAGCCATATATGGAACGCAAGACCTTACACACCAGAAGGTATTATTGCAGGTTCAGATACTTGGGATTTAGTTATTCAAGATGATAGTAAAGAAAGTACATCTTATCCATTTGCAGGTTTAAATAATAAATGTAAGGGAATTAGAAAAGGTGAAATAGTTTTATTAACTGCAGGAAGTGGTACAGGTAAATCACAATTAGCTAGAGAACTAGCCTATGATTTAGTTATTAAAGATAAAACTGTTGGCTACATAGCATTAGAAGAAAGTGTAGCTAGAAGTATTAGAGGTCTAATATCAATAGACTTAAATCAAAAAATTCATGAAGAAGAAGTTAGAAAAAATATTGATGAAGAAACTTTAAAAACTTCTTGGGATAAAATTAAAGACAAAACATTTTTTCATAAACACTTTGGTTCTACAGATAGTGAGAACCTAATGTCTAAAATTAGATTTTTAGTTAGAGGTTGTGATTGTGATTATATAGTTTTAGACCATATCAATATGGTTGTCTCTGGCCTGGAGGGTGATGAGAGAAAACTAATTGATTATACAATGACCAAGTTAAGAACTTTGGTTGAAGAATTAAACTTTGGTTTAATTTTAATTTGTCATTTAAAAAGAATTGATAGTAAGTCTGGTCATGAAGAAGGAGCAATAACTTCTTTAAGTCATTTAAGAGGTAGCCATGCGCTTGCACAGCTAACTGATATTTGCATTGGATTAGAACGAAATCAACAATCAGAAGAAACACAAGATTTATTAACAGTAAGAGTTCTTAAAAATAGATACTCTGGAGATACAGGTGTTGCTTGTGCCTTACATTATAACAGACAGACTGGAAGATTATCTGAAGGTGATTTTACAGATGTCTAAAGAGAAACAAATAGATGATGTCCTTAAAGAATTTATTGAACAAGATGAAGACTTTAAACTTCTAGATGATGATGACAAAATTTATATGTATTCAACATTAAAGAAAATTTTAAAACTAATTCATCTAGTAATTAAATATCCAAATGTGAACCCAATACTTTTTGTTCACACACCATTAACTAAAAGAATTTTAGAAGACGCATTTTTTAATGTGGCTCCAGTAATACCAACAATCCTAAATATAAAAGTAGAAGTAATGCAGTAAAATTATGAGATTAATATT